GTTACTGGCTCTGCTTCACAACAGTGAAGAGCAGTTCCTTTGCCGACAGATCGGTTGCTGACGACTGGTGGATCTTACCATCAGCCGAAATCGTCGACTCGAACGACGACGTTGCGTCGCCCGGAGTCGTGAGGTTGGCAACCGAAGCCACCTTGTCGCCCGCCTTCACGCCAGTGAGGGTAACATCACCCGCACCGTTGTGACCGAGAGCAACTGCCATCACGAGAGGCTGGCCAGCAAGAAGCTGGTTGCCCTTTAGTGTGGCCTTGCCGTCGCTGCCACGGACCTTCAAGATCTCGGTAGCCGGTGCGCCATAAGCGCGGCTCGACTGACCAATGACCCAGTCGTTACCGGGGCTGACGATATCCTTCCAATTTGCACTCATCGATTATTCTCCTAATCGCGGGCTACTTTCGTAGCCCGCTCTCAGTTTGGGGCAATTAGCCCGTGATGTTGTCGAGGAGGACGTTCTTACGCGGCTGCGTTACAGCGAGCGTGAGGAAGCGGAAGTGCGCTTCCGGCGTCGAAAGGTCCGTTACCGCAAGCTTGAGGCGTGAGTACGGAGCCAATTCCTTGACCGACATCGTGTCGCCCTGGACGAGGTAACCCGTCACGAAGCCCGGCTGCTTGTTGCCGAGATCGTAGAACACAGTCGACGATGCGCCTGCGCCTGCGATGATCACGCGACCGATGTACTTCGCCGAAGCCGCCGAGCCGCCCGCGAGCGAACGGTAGACGTTGAAGAAGCGAACGGTGCCTGAACCAGGGTGGTTGATCGTGACCTGCATCTCGTCGCCAGTGACCGAAACGGTCTGCTGGACAGCGGCGCAAGCCGGCGACTCACCAACTTCGTTACCCGAAGTTGCGAACCAGTAGTACTTCTCACCCGCGACGAACGGAGTCACAACGCCAGCGACCGTAGTCGATGCGATAGAGACCGAAGTCGGTGCGAGAGGACCAGCCGAGCGAGCCGGAGCCGGAGAAGTCTTGCCCGAGAGGAAGCGCGAGCTTTCAATCGTGCAGGTACCCTGCGACGTCCACTGCTTACCAAGCTCCGAACCGGTAGCCGAGGTCGGCGAGCCAGCAAGAACGATACGCTCCTTGGCGTAGGTGATCTTGTTGTAGGCCGAGAGCGACTTCGGGTCGATGACGAGCTTGTCAGCCGAACCCATGTTCATTGCTGAACGGGTCATCGAATCTTCGATGTTGTCCTGGGCGAGCGTTGCGCCAACCGGGAGGACGACCGAATCATTCGAGCCGAATTCACCGAACATCAAATCGTGCGCATTGCGCTGATTGTCTGACTGGCGAATCTGGGCATCGAGGCCGAGGATGTTCGGGAGGCCAGGGATCGCGAGCGGGTTGCCGTCGAAGACGCCACCGTTCGAGAAGTCTGCCTTACCACGGAAGAGATCGAACTCGACGTCGCCGGCGATCTTCTTAGCTGCGTTTGCAGCCTCGCGCTCATCCGCCTTCTTACCGTCAACCGTTGCAACCATCGTTGCTACGAGAGTGACGCGACGGGTGTGCGAGTAGAAGCACATCGGCACGGTGATACGGACGTAGTCCGCGTTCTCTTCTTGACCGACGTTGCCTTCAAGCGTTGCCGATCCACCGAAGATACCGTACGAGAGCTGACGATCGAACTGGGCGAGCGTCGACTTGCACGATTCAACCTTCAGCATCTTCTGAAGCTTGATGTGGCTGTCGTCGAAGGTCACGTTTTCCATGACCGGCGAAAGATCTTCAATCTGAAGAGCTGCGCCCTGGACGAGGGTGCTCGGTGCGGCATTGTAGCCACCGGCTTCGAGAGCCTTCACGAGCGCCTGAATGGACTCAATAGCGTTCATTTTAATATTCTCCTGGTTCCTTTAAGACGCCCGCGTTATTCAGCGAGCAGGTGCTCAATGTCCTTCACGGTGACGCCTTCGACGCCGCACGTGAACTGGTTGATCTTGTCGCGATCGCTCTTCTTGAGCGTTACGCTGCGTGACTTCTCACGAAGCTTTGCG